CTTATAATAATGATTGGTTGTCTTGTTGTTGTTATATTTATGTTATTATTTAATGAACGATTATTATGAAGAAAAAATTAGATACACCAGAAGAAAAAGCACACGCCAAACTGCGTGACGCTATAATAAAAGAACGTCCACAAGAGTGGGATTACATACAAAAAGAACGACAAAAAATACGTGAAGAAAGAACAAAAGCCGCATTAGCGGAAGCAGCATCTAATTCTGTTGACCCTGCAGTGACGTTTACACAACCTGCAGAGGGCACAACAATTGGTGGCATGAAGTCGTTTCATGTAGAAAAAGGCGAAGAAAGACATACATACCAGATTACAACGAAACGTGAGATAACATTTAGTTATATGATACGTGCGAAAAATGAAGAAGATGCGATGATTAGAACGTTATCTTTTGTCAGTAAAGATGGCAGTGGACAACGTGAGGATCTTAAAAGACCCATGTATAATAGTAAACCTATGATACGTGAGTGGATAGATAAAATAATTAAGCTCAGTTAAATGGACATTAACAATGTACCAATGGTGCGTGTGACGTGGATGGATGCCCGTGACACGGAGACAGGGTGGATTGATATAAAAGATATTATAGCTGCACCTTTAGCGACATGCCAGGAGGTTGGGTGGATGACAGTTAATAATGACGAGAAGATTGTGATTATGCGTTCGTGGTGCTTGGACCGGGACGATAACCATGGGGGTGGTGCTATTGCTATTCCAAAAGGATGGATAAAAAAGATAGAATATTTGAGGGTAACACATGCAGACGTACGAGATTAATTTATGGGAAAACAAAAAGATTATAGAAAAGGTTGTTAAACAATTTGAAAATGATGAACAAGTTATGAAATACATAGCTGATAATTTTGATAAACAAGAAGATTTACCAAGATTAGACTCAGAATCAGGATATTTAAGACCTAAAAAAAGTAATACTATTATTACCTGGGCTAAAATTAGCACATATGTGCGTAAAAATGCCCCTAAAAGAATGGAACTTACAGAAGAAGAGAAAGAAATAAAGGATACTTTAGAAAAATCTATTACAAAAGAAGTAATAAATGAGTGGGGATACAATGAAATGTTAAGACAAGTTAGAAAAGAATATTGGAGTCATCCAAATGCAAAAGGATTAGAAGAAAAGAGATAATGGAATTATGGGAATTTTGGTTATTATTAATGGTGACTGTGAATACAATACAAAATCTTATTGTATTTTTTGTAGGTCGTAAGTTTAAAAAAGAAAAATAAGGTATTGGCGAGGTATTATGAGTGATAAGAAAGGACTAACACCTAAACAAGCACATTTTCTTAGGGTATTGCAGGGTTTTATACACCAAAATGGGTATTCCCCTTCGTATGAAGAGATGAAACAAATGAATGACATGAAATCAAAGAGTAACGTGCATGCCTATGTGCAAGCACTAAAAAAGCGCGGATACCTTGACGATATACCATATTCGAAGAGAAGTATTGTCGTATTACCATAGGTATTGTATTGTGCGCTGGATGCTAAAAAGTTTTTTTGTTTTTTTATTTACCGGGATCTTCCAATACCGTAATACCTTTTGCCAATTCTCTATATGGGATAAGGGATACCAAGTATTACGAAGGTATTACGAGTTCATGGGTAAAGAGTCAAATTATTGTATATTGGAGTTAAAATGAGTGAAAAAGACATATATAACAACAAGTTAAAGGAGATTGAAGAGAAGGTGATCGGTAATACCATCCGTAATACTCGTGATATGGCATTAAAACACCCAAGGGGTGCTGATGGTCTGACAGATAGACAAAGAATATTTGTAGATATATACGTTGCTAACGAAGGTAGGATAACACCAACAGAATGTGCAAGACAAGCTGGCTATAAACCTGAACGTGCTGCAACAACAGCTTCTGAGTTATTAAATGTAAAGAAATATCCTAAAGTAGTAGAAGTAGTGAACAAGAAAAGAAATGAGTTGTACGAAACACACAAGGTAGAAATGAATAAGCATGTAACAGAATTAGCAAGATTGCGTGAGAAGGCACTACAGGACAAATCACACAGTGCTGCTATAAATGCAGAACGGTTACGAGGACAAGCTGCAGGATTGTATGTTGAGAGAAAAGAGATTAGAACAGGGTCTATTGATGACATGTCTCGAGACGATGTACTAAGACAATTAAAGGAGCTAGGATTAACAGGTGAGTTTAAAAAAGAAGGAGCCAACACAGTCTTATCGGTCGAAGAGAAATCCGATAGCGAGGGACCTAAAGACATCACGCCAGTACCATCAGAGAGTCAAGAAGAGTAAGAAAAATTATGCCCGCAAAGACGGAAACAAATTTTTGGAAGAGTTTAAAGACATACTTAGACGATGGTAATTTTATTGTATCACGTATTGAGTCCTACGTTACGCCTGGTTTCCCGGATTGCGTAGTATTTCATAAAGACACAGGATTTTTTACGCTTGAATTGAAGGTGCTTAAACGTAATAAAAATAGTACCACAACGGTACTAATTTCACCCCTACAAAATGCATGGCATGTCAAGCACAGTATGGCTGGCGCACCAGTATTTATTATGGTATACGACCCAGACGCACGCACCGTAAACGTTTTTCACGGCACCGAAACTCCCAAACTCCGTCAAAAAACCACCCAGAGGCCAAAGTCCTTGTGGCATGGTCCAGTCGCCCGGGCGCCCGCTGGTCTTCTGGCAGCTGTCCAAAGCTCACAAACTCCCAAACTCCAACAAAACCGCCAAAAATTATAGTTGATGTCCTCCTGCCTGTTAACCAGGGCCCGCTGCGCCCGCTGGTCTTCAGGCTGGTAACTTCTGCCATTGACATGTGGATAACTTTATGCTATAATAGGGGCAGAAATAGAAACAAAGGAGTTATTATGGTATTACCAGAAGATAAATACGATCCAATAGTGGATGCGTTAAATAGAATCAACGAATCATTAGAAGAACAGAACGATACCTTGCGTAAGATATCACATCATTACGATAGTGTTGTTCCTGTTATGAAGCGAAATGCTGATAGAGTCGAAGAGGCACAGACAGATAACAGAAGTACATTAGACAAGATGTACGAGGTGTTTAGTAACTGAAAGTAGGCAAACTCCCAAACTCCGATAAGTACCACCCTCGCCTATAAGTGGGGGTGATATGGCTGAGCTGGCGCCCGGGCGCGATCCCGTTAACCTGAAAATTTTTTCTGCGGTTTTCTGCCATTTCTTTTTGTATCCCATCTTGACATACGCCTGAAGTGGAGCTATATTACAAGCAGAATGATAGAAAGTAGAGGTAAATATGGACTGACTAATGCTATTGATACCTGTAAAATTGGCAGTTTTCTGCCTTTTAGCATGGTACATACTAATATACTAAACAGCTGCGTAGCTGCAGCAGGAGATGCAGGTGCTGCTGGCCAGTGCTGCCAGGCAGCAGGAGCTGCTGGAAACTCCAAACTCCTGGAACAACCAACCAGCATAATGTTGGCTGGTTGTCCACTAACTACACCGGGCGCGCCGGGGAACTGCTGAGATATGATATATCATAATAGAAAGAAATGGTTTGGTACTGCACAGTACAGGAATGGAGTTATCCACAAGATATTTGTTAATGTCCTTGGACGACCGACCTTGGTGTGGTATAATAAGACAGAAATAGAGTAAAAGTATCTAACATTACTTTTTTATTAAGTCTCTGTTTCTAAGGCAAGATAAACGGTGTTAATCGGCTTTTGCTTGATATATGTTAGACATGAGGGGGTTCCGAATCCGATTCGAAGTATTGCAATCGCCCCCTCAAAACTCCCAAGCTCCCTAACAACCAACACAACTAGTAGCTGAAGCTCCCACGTTTATGCACCGGGGCGCCCGCTGAGTTGCTGAGCTTCATCCTATCACATCTGTCATCTCGCTACCAGTTGTCTGCCCGGGTGCGACAATTTGTCATCTTATTATTGTCTTATTTATGTGTATAGTAGTAGATTAATAAATAGAAAGAGAAAGATATGACTAAGAATGAATTTAAAGATATTGTTAAACGTGGTTTCTTTAGCTGTAAGTGGCGTAAGAACGATGGCACAATTGGTAAGATTAAACTAGGTGTGCTTGGTACAATGGGTTATAGATTTACCCAAGAGAAAGTAGTGACTGAACACCCTAATTATGTGTTGGTGTTTAAGATAAATAGTAGAGCTAAAGAAGGCTTTCAACGTTGGGCTAATGTAAACCCTGACACAGTCTTTGAGATTAGTGGCAAGAGTTATCCACAATGAACGCTATATTATTCTTAATAGGTGTATCTATTATGTGGTTTGTAATGTATAGCTTTATTATAACAATTAGTTAAAGGAGAATTAGAATGACTAATGAATCTAAAGAAGTAGTTAAAGTAGAATCAGTAAAGGGTGTAGACATTACACCTGTACTTACTGAAGTGGTTGAGTATGCCAAAGATCAAGCAAGTGTTGGTGATCTTGAGTCTATCATATCAAGTGTTCCTCGTAAGGATAGCTTAGATTGGAAGTTAATAAGTGGTGTACTATGTAATTCTATTGTTGAATGGATTGCAGAAGATAAAGATAATCGTATGCAGTTGTTACATCATATGCAAGGTGATGTTGGCTATCTGTTAAAGCGACTAGGTTTAGCTGGTTAGTCTCAGCTAATTCTCGACTAGGGTAAGACAGCCACACTACTTACCCTAGTTACTTGAAGAAAGGGCTACTATATGTAGCCCTTTTTTTATGCCCTGATCACAGTATGTAGTGGTTGCCCGGGTGCGACAATATGCTACATTGACTGTGGATAACCTGTGGATAACTTTCGCCCGGGACCTAAACGACCCCCAACCCCCCCTTTTCGCGTAAGCATGCTTTGAATTATGTAGAGGC